TATATCTCTTTGTGTTAAGATATTTTTTAACAAAGAATATAAATGCCTTACCTGTATCATCATTAGGTACATCAGTAAACACATACTTAGGACAATAAGGAACTGGTTTATCTTCAACAAGTTTCATAAAGTTCATGTCTTTCTCCTAAAGTTTTTATTATATCCTTCAGCTTCTATATACTGGCTAACAAGTTTATTTTTGAAGTCTTGGTTTTTCTTTTTACTACCAAAACCTACCACAATTAGTTTTGATTTCAACTCATCTCGTTGAGCATCTTCAAGTTCTTGCATTATAGTTTTCTTCATCCTTTATATTCCTTTCTATATTTTACATAGTTCACATGACCCTTGATCTGTATCAAACATTTCATACTTTGTACCAGTGTCTTTTTCTAATTGCTGTATTATTTTTAAACGCTCTTGTCCAACTTTTGTATTCAACATACGTTGCTGAACCTTTTTACCTGCTAACATACAGGGATAACATCCTACCCTATCATTAGTTCCTTCATCATATAAAGGATTTCTTTTAACTCCATTATCTTTTAAATAATTAAAGACATCATCTTCAGACCAATCAACAATTGGTAAACGTACCTTAATAGTAGCTTTAAGTTTTTTATTGTAACGTCTAGGGAATACATCTTCCATATCATAAACATCTAACCCTGTTATATCCCCATACTTTTTAGCTCTCTGTCCACTCTCTTGAGTTCTCATTCCAAACCAAAACTCATATGTAGTTTCACCATCGTAAATATTATTCTTATAAAAATCTCTTAAAGCATACTGTTTAAG